TTATCTGGTGCTATTTCGGTGGCCTGTTGGTTTTGGAAAGTTAGAAATATTAATTCTGCTTGTGATTCTAATGATATCACTAAAATGACCAAATTGATTAATGGTGGCACTAACGGTTTAACCGAACGAGTTGCAAGATTTGAAAAATCTAAAGGAATATTAATATAATGTTACATTTTTTATTACACTTTATACCAGTATCATGGTACGGCATGTTCGTACATTTGATATTTGCTGTTGGTTTGGTGATGTATATTATTGGACAATTTTCTCATAAAGTTCAATCATTCACCACAAGTGGTGTTCTTTTAGGTTTAGTGGAACAATTTACACCTTATGTTGTAATGATGCGAACAATTGGTGTAGTATTGATGTTAGTTGGAATCTATTACGAAGGTTCTTACAATTCTGAAGTTTACTGGCAATCCAAATTACAAGATTTACAGAACAAAGTTCAAGTTGCCGAACAACGAGCAACCGATGCAAATGCAAACATTAAAACGAAAATAATTTATAGAACAAAAGTTATAAAGACAAATACAGAAAAACAAAAAGAAGTATTAAAAGAATCAGCTCAAAAGATTGATTCCGAATGTAAGATTTCTCCAGAAGCGGTTGATATTATTAATTCAGCTGCAAAAGGTGATGTGAAATGAAAAAACTATTATTGTTAATTCCTTTAGTATTCGTATTAACTGGTTGTTTAGAAGACCCGTTAGTGTCAGACTTTCCAGATGTTCCTACGGAATTAAAGGAAGCATGTCCGGCGTTAAAACAGGTAGACCCTAAAACGACAAAACTAAGCGTCATTGTAGATTCTGTTATTGATAACTATTCAACATACCACCAATGTCAAATTAAAGTGGATCAATGGATAGAATGGTATAATGCTCAAAAGAAAATCTATGACAATATAAACTAACCATTATAATAACGGATAACAAAAATGGATAAAGAAGCAAATGAACTTCGCATTGATGTGGAAGTAATGAAAAAAGACATTAACACATTAACACGCCTATGTGAAAAAATGGACACAGTAATCGAAAAACTGGTAGACCATCAAGATATCATTATCAAACAGATATACAACGATATGGACAGAAGAAACCAAGATACTAATGATGATATCAAAGAATTACACTCCCGTATAACCACGACTAGTCGTGAGATGGGTGATAAACTTGAAAAAAGTGAAGAAAAGATTATGGCTGAAATCAAAGAAATTAGCGCAATGATTCAAGCCCATACAGATAACGAAGAGCGCATTGTTGAAAAACTAATGAAATACAAATGGCCAATGATAATCACTATCATTGTAATTTCATGGTTGACATCTCATGTAGGACCTGATACAATACTAAAACTGATAACATCAATGCCTGTTAAATAATTTTAGTTGAGTATATTATGAGTGTTTATATTGATAGAAAGTTTCTCCTACAAGTTTCACCCAAATTACAAAGGTTCGCTCAGAAAAAGACGGACCTTTTTAATTTCCGTTGCCCCTTTTGCGGTGACTCACAAAAGAACAAATCTAAAGCCCGAGGTTTCATTTATCGAAAGAAGAATGATTACTTTTTCACCTGCCACAATTGTGGCGAAGGCCACACCTTCTACAACTTCTTAAATTTTATAGAACCAACTCTGGTCAAAGAATATCAGTTGGAAAGATACAAAGATGGCCAAACTGGCAATCATAACTATCCAAAACCTGAAACCATGGTCAATATACCTAAGCCCGTATTCAAGGTCAGAATAAACCTAGAAAGTATATCAGAATTACCTAATGGTCATATTGCTAAAGAATATGTAAAGAATAGGATGATACCGGAATCTCGTTGGAGTGAATTATATTTCACACCAGACTACGCTGAGTTTGTTGCTAGTTATGGTATTGATAAAAGCCTCAATAAAGATGACCCTAGATTAGTTATCCCATTCTACGATAAAGATAAGAACTTGTTTGCGTTTCAAGGTCGAGCTTTGGGTGAATCCAAGATAAAATATATAACGGTAAAGATAGATGATTCTGCTAAAAAACTTTATGGATTGGATAAAGTAGACCTAAGTAGGAAGGTATATGTGGTTGAAGGACCAATTGATTCCATGTTCTTGGATAATTGTTTGGCAACAGCTGATGCTTCGTTAGCGTTTGCTTCTGAGATTACCAAGAATATTGTTTTGGTAAATGATAATGAACCAAGAAATAAAGATATCATTCGCCAAATGACTGATAACATTAAACATGGTTATAGTATTGTCATTTGGCCTGATACCATGGAACAAAAAGATATTAATGATATGATTTTATCTGGATTGACAAAAGATGAAATTATGAATATAATAGATGAGCATACATACTCTGGTCTCAGAGGTGAATTTGAATTAAATAATTGGAGAAAAATATGAAGGTGACTTTGATTTCCAGTTCACAAGGTGCGGATGGAAAGAATTTATTGGATCAAGTGGCATATGCCGCTCGTGTATCAAACCCAGCCAACCAGAATAACACGGAGACATCCGAAAAGTTAGTTCGATATCTAATCAAGCATCAACATTGGTCTCCATTAGAAATGGTTTCGGTGTGTTTGGAGATTGATACAACTAGAGATATTGCTAGACAAATCTTACGCCATCGTTCATTTTCATTCCAAGAGTTTTCACAACGATACGCTGATCCAACAAAAGACTTAGGATTTGTAACCCGTGAGGCTAGATTACAGGATTTAAAGAACCGTCAGAATTCTATAGAAGGTGCTAGTGAAGATGTGACCAAAGGCTGGGAAACAATTCAGTCTAGGGTTATTGATGAAATTGAAAATGCTTATAGTTGGGCTATTAGAAATGGTATTGCTAAAGAACAAGCTCGTGCTGTATTACCAGAAGGTCTAACAACTTCTCGTATGTATATGAATGGAACACTTCGTTCTTGGGTTCACTATATACAACTGAGGTCAGCAAATGGAACTCAAAAAGAACACCGTGAGATTGCAATTGCTTGTGCTAAAGCAATTAAACCTATTTTTCCTATGATTGAGGAGTTTATTAGTGAGTGATATGTATAATGATGTAAAGACCTTTATCGAGGCCTGTGACCAACAAAAGAGTGTCACCAATGTCAATTTATATTGGAATTTGATTGATGAAGAATATGGTGAGTTTTTGGAAGCTGATGATGATACACAAGAGCTTGACGCATGTATGGACATGATTTGGGTTATTCTTGGTTATTGTTACATGAAACAATGGAATGTAGAAGGTGCATGGAATGAAGTCGCTCGTTCTAATCTATCAAAGATTAATCCTGAAACGGGCAAAGTAATAAAGAGAGATGATGGGAAAGTATTGAAACCAGAGGGTTGGACACCACCATCATTAGAACAATTTACAAAATAATAACAATAAGGCTTTAACTATGGAATATCTTGGTATCAATATTGATTTGGAAAGAGATAAATTGTTTGACGAATTAGGACTCAAACGATTGCGAGAATCATACATGCACGAAGAAGAAACATCACCACAACATCGATTTGCTTATGTTTCTAAGAAATTTGGAAGTAACCCAGCACATGCTCAACGACTATATGATTATTCAAGTCAACATTGGTTATCATATGCTACACCTATCTTAGCATTTGGTCGTTCAAATAAAGGAATGCCAATCTCGTGTTTTCTAAACTTCATTAATGATACGGCTGAAGGCCTTGTTGATAACCTATCAGAGACAAATTGGTTGTCTATGATGGGAGGTGGTGTTGGTATTGGTTTTGGTATTCGAGCAGCTGATGATAAATCAACTGGCGTGATGCCTCATTTAAAAATCTATGATGCCTCTTCTCTAGCATATCGCCAAGGTAAGACACGCCGCGGTTCATATGCCGCATACTTAGATATTTCACATCCAGATATTATCTCTTTTTTAGAGATGCGTAAACCTACTGGAGACCCTAATTTAAGATGTATGAATCTACATCATGGCATCAACATTACCGATGACTTCATGGAAATCATTGAAAAGTGTATGTTGGACCCACAAGCTAATGATGATTGGGAATTAAAAGATCCACATTCAAACGAAGTGAGGGAAGTGGTATCAGCTAAGGCTCTATGGCAAGAAATTCTTGAATTGCGTATGCACACAGGTGAACCTTACATTCATTATATTGATACCTCTAATAGATATCTTCCGAAATGGTTAAAAGACAAAGGATTAAAAGTACACCAATCCAATCTATGTTCTGAAATCATCTTACCTACTAATAAAGATAGAACAGCCGTTTGTTGCCTATCTTCACTAAATTTGGAGTATTATGATGAGTGGAAAAATAATGACCTCTTTCTTAGAGATGTTGCGGAGATGTTGGATAATGTGTTGCAATTTTTCATTGACAATGCTCCTGATAGTATTGCTCGGGCTAAGTTTTCTGCTAGTCGTGAGCGTTCAATTGGCATTGGTGCCCTTGGCTGGCACGCTCTATTGCAGAGAAAAAATATGGCGTGGGAAAGCGCACTTGCTAAATCGTTAAATAATCAAATCTTTAGTAAGGTGAGAAATAAATTAGATGAAGCTAATCAAGCTTTGGGTAAAGAAAGAGGAGAAGCTCCAGACGCTGTTGGTACGGGTAATAGATTTTCTCATCTTATGGCTATTGCTCCAAATGCTTCTAGCTCTATCATTATGGGAAATACATCTCCATCTATAGAACCATATCGTGCTAATGCTTATCGTCAAGATACATTATCTGGTTCACACTTGAATAAAAATAAGTGGTTAGATAAACTTATTCAGGCGGAATCGGCTAAACATCCAGAAGGTTGGGCCGATGATGTGTGGTCTTCCATTATTGCTAATGATGGTTCAGTTCAACATTTAACTTGGATGGATGATTATACTAAAGATGTATTCAAAACATCAATGGAAATTGACCAACGCTGGATTATTGAACATGCGGCAGACCGTCAACAATATATTGACCAAGCACAATCATTAAATGTATTCTTTAGACCCGATTCCCATATTAAATATATACATGCTGTTCACTTTACAGCTTGGAAGAAAGGCATTAAGACTATGTACTATTGCCGTTCAGAAAAGATTGGTAAAGCAGATAAGGTATCTAAGAAAATTGAGCGAGAAGTAATTAAAGAACTTGATATGGAACAAGTGGCACAAGGTAATGACTGTATCGCATGTGAAGGTTAAATTTGATATTAAATGGGTCTCCACGGTCCTATTCATCTTTGCAGGAACATCAGTTGCTACAAAGATGCCTTGGACGCCGTGGGCATTTCCATGTTTTGCCGTAGCACATAGTATTTTACTATATGACTTCTTCAAAACACATAAAAATAAGGCATTGATGTTCCAAAATTTATATTTTTTGGTTGTCAATATTATAGCAACATATATTTGGTTTGGAAAATAATGATTAAGAAAATAGAACATAAATTAACAGAAGACCGCTCATATTTCAAACCATTCAACTATCCGTGGGCTTATGACGCATGGTTGAAACATGAGCAATCGCATTGGCTTCACACAGAGGTTCCAATGCTTGATGATGTGAAAGATTGGAAAAAGAAGTTGACATCAGGTGAGAAACACTTTTTGACCAACATTTTCCGTTTCTTTACGCAAGGTGATATAGATGTGGCAGGTGGGTATGTTAAAAACTACTTGCCATACTTTCCTCAACCTGAAGTTAGAATGATGTTACTAGGTTTCGCTGCTCGGGAAGCCTTACATATCGCTGCTTACTCACATTTGATTGAAACGCTTGGTCTACCTGAGACCACATACAATGAATTCTTAGAATACGCTGAAATGAGAGAGAAACATGATTATGTCATGGATATTAGTGCTAAGAACACTACTAAAGAGAACACTGCTACCCATATTGCTGTGTTTTCTGCCTTTACTGAAGGTATGCAACTGTTTTCATCGTTTATCATGTTACTTAATTTCCCTCGTCACGGGAAAATGAAAGGCATGGGCCAAATTGTTACTTGGTCTATTGTGGATGAAACACAACACGCTGAAAATATGATTAGATTATTCAGAACATTCATTGAAGAAAACCGTGAAATTTGGAATGATGATTTGAAAGCTCGAATATACACTATTGCTGAAAAGATGGTTGAATTAGAGGATAAGTTCATTGATTTAGCATTCTCTATGGGTGGCATGGAAGATTTATCAGCTGAAGATGTTAAAAAGTATATTAGATACATTGCTGACCGAAGATTGATATCATTGGGTATGAAAGGTATCTTTAAAGTTAAACGAAACCCATTACCGTGGGTGGAAGAAATGATTAACGCACCAACACACACCAACTTCTTTGAGAACCGTGCTACAGACTATGCTAAAGGTGCTTTGTCTGGCAATTGGGGTGATGTTTGGGCATAATAACAATAATAAGAAAGAAAGAAAATGACTCAAAAAGTAATTACTGGCGATTGTGTAGCATGCGAATCTGGTTTTGAATTAGCATATCATACAGAATATGTTTCTTCCGAATATCCTCAATTCTGTCCTTTCTGCGGTGAAACCATCGAAGATATTAATGATGAATATATAGATGAGGATGATGATTTTGAGGAAGATTCGTGGAACAAGGATTATTAGATTGGAAATACAACGATAAAATATTTTCAGAAAATGATATTGACAACAATATTGGTTTCGTGTATATTATTACAAATGTAATGACGGGTAAAAAGTATATTGGCAAGAAGTTGTTTTGGTCAGCTAAGACGAAACAAGTCAATAAAAAGAAAAAGAGATACAAAGTACCATCAGACTGGCAATCCTATTATGGTTCTAGTGATAAGTTGATTAAAGATGTTGAAGAACTTGGAAAAGAAAACTTCACTAGAACCATTATTCATTTGTGCAAGTCCAAAGGTGAATGCTCGTATCTTGAAGCTAAAGAACAATTTGTCAACGGTGTTATTGAAAGTGATGATTACTATAACACCTGGATAATGGTTCGAGTAAGAGATTCACATATCAAACAACTAATTGAAAGAAATAAGAGTGGATCCGACATTCAAAAAGATTAAAGAGGAAAATTGTGACGCTATTTCATTTTTACCATCATCTGAAAATGAAGATGAAACAGTAATTCATGGCTTGACATATAAAGAAAAAGGTGATAGTATTGGTGGTTCGGTATTAGGACATTCATATGATATATTGACCTTTCGGTTCTTTGGTGATGAATGTATTAAAGACCATTTTGAAGCAATTTTAGTTTGTCCGTATACATATAGTGAAAAGTTGATGCAAGAGGGACATTTTGGTTTAGTAGCAAGAAAGACCACAACTTCCATAGAAATGGTAACTAAGGTTTCAAAAAATATTGATAAGTTAATTAATGAATATGATGATAAAGAGTAAAATATGCGTATTACAAATGTGAAAGAAGTTGAACAGAAAGTTGTATCTGGTGGTGAACCTGATTTTACCAAAACACCAGAATTACGATTATCTGAAGCTTTAAATTGGTACAGTTATTATAAAGACCCAAAGGATAGTAAGAAGTATCTCATTGACTATCTAACCAAAAAGAATCATCCTAAAGATGAAATTACATTGCTTACCGGTCTAGGTGAGAACAATTACTCAAATGTAGGTTTTGTATGTCGTTTGACAGAACGAGGCCTAATCTTAGAAAAACATCAAGAAATCTGGCTAAAAGACCGCATCAAATTTTTAGTTGCTATTAGTAAAGCCGTCAAAGAAGAGCGAGAGAAAGACCTAGAAGATGAAAAGCCTAAAGTAAACATCCAGGATCGTATCCAAGAACAATCCAGTGAGTTTATAGGTGAACTAGAGGGTTACTTAGACCATTATAAAGAACAATTCAATGCGTATGAATGGATGGCAACCAATGGTGTCAAGGCACCTCATGCTCGTAAGATTATCTCACACTTTATACCTAAATTAACAGAACCAGTGTTAGTTTTGTCAGGCAAAGCAGATGAAGACCTAGAAGAAGCATATAGTTGCTTCACAAAAGCTAATATTAAGAAATTTGTAGCATTTATAGAACAAATTATTGCCGATGCTAATAGGATTGTCAATAATGCTAAAGTTACTCGTAAACCTAAGAAAACTAAAAAAGTATCAGTTGATAAGTTAATATCAAAATTGCAATATAAGAAAGAAGATGTGGAATTTAAAATAGTGAGTATTAATCCTGTTGATATCATTGGTGCTAAACAACTTTGGGTGTTTAACACTAAGACCAGAAAACTAGGAGTATATAATGCGTGGACAACTGGAGGTTTATCAATTAAGGGGACAACTATATATGGCTTCACCGATAACTCAAGCTCTAAGACACTCCGCAAACCAGATGATGTATTACAGACTCTCGCAAAATCAACAGAGCGCAAATACAAAACCACATTTGACGGAATCAAAGCCACAGAACAAGCCTTGACAGGAAGAATTAATAGTGATACAATCCTATTGAAAGTATTTAACTAAGGTATATAATATGGTATTAATTGATTTGAACCAGGTCTTATTGGCCGGACTAATGGCACAGATTACGGGTAAAGGTGCTAATAAGTATGATGAAGATTTGATTCGACACATGGCTTTGAACACTTTGCGCACTCATGTTAAGAATTTTCGTGGAGAATATGGCGAAATTGTCTTATGTTGCGATAACCGTCAGTATTGGCGCAAAGAAGTATTTCCATTCTACAAAGCCGGTCGTAAAAAATCAAGAGAAAAGTCTGATTTAGACTGGCATTTGATATTTGACATCTTAGGTAAGCTAAAAGTCGAGTTAAAAGAACATTTTCCGTACAAAGTCATTGATGTTGACCGTGCTGAAGCTGATGATATCATCGGAACACTAGCTCCAAGACAAGTTATGCACGAAAATGTGTTAATTATCTCTTCGGATGGTGATTTCCTACAACTTCAACAGTATAATAACAAAGAAAACAAGTATAGTATCAAACAATACAATCCGGCATTGAAGAAATACTTAAAATCTGAAAATCCAATGGCGGAATTGAAAGAAAAAATCATCAGAGGTGACAAAGGAGACGGAATTCCTAACATATATTCACCTTCCGACTGTTTTGTGCGAGATTTAAGACAGAAACCTATCACCAAAGGTGTATTATCTAAGTTATTGAGTGAAGATTGGACAAAATGGGCAGATGAAACTATCAAAATTGGATATTCCCGTAATCAATTGTTGATTGACCTACGACAAATTCCTACGGAAGTTAAGGATAATATTGTCCAAGCATATGAAGAATCAAAACCAGCACCAAAAGGTAAGCTTTTAAATTATTTTATCACCAAGAAGCTTAAAAATTTAATGGAAGTATTAGAGGATTTCTAATGAAAGAAATATACGAAATATTGAACGAAGTGAAAGCAGCAAAAACATTTCACGAAAAGCGAAATATTCTTGCTGGTAACGACACACCTATTCTCCGAGAGGTTATTAAGTGTGCTTATCATCCAAATGCACAATGGTATAATGATGCTTTACCCAAACAATACAAACCAATTGACACGCTTCCTGGCATAGCCATGACAAATTTGTTTTCAGAGATGAAGCGTTTATATCTTTTTAGTAAAGGCAACCCTACGGCAGACGCCTTGACACCTGAAAAGAGAAACCAATTGTTGACCAACATCTTAGAAGGCATGGAACCAAATGAAGCCAAGGTGTTTATCAACATTTTACAGGGAGATTTAGATATTGGCCTCGAATTGGTTGACATCAAAATCTTATATCCAGATTTAATATAATAGGAGTAGTAAGGTGACTAAGTTTGTTGGTAAGTTTCGTAAAAATTCAGAATACAATGATGATTACAAAACAATGAATGAGAAAAATAAACAGCACAACGAACACGGAGAAATTAAGAAAGTCTTATTCCGTGAATTGCAAGAAGGTTATGAGTATGATGACCTAGATGACTATGATGTAAGCTATAAATAACGCTTGACAAGAGTAGTATTTTGTGAGATAATTACCACATATTCTGAAATTTGTGATGGACTTATATTATGCTACTAGATTCAAAATCTAACCTTGCCAAGTTGATGGCCACTGAAAACATTATTGTTGAGCAAAAGAAAGTACCAACCGCTCACTTTAATCTAAAAACTCGTACACTTGTAATTCCTGTTCTCAAACAAGAGTTATCCAATAGCCTATATGACTTATTCATTGGTCATGAAGTAGGTCACGCACTTAATACACCAGAAGACGGTTGGCACGATTCTATCAAAGAAGTTGGTGTCAATCGTTCCATTCTCAATGTGTGTGAAGATGTCCGCATTGAGAAACTAATCCGCCGTAAATTTCCAGGTCTAAAGATTTCATTCCTCAAGGCATATAAAGAATTACTTGAGCAAGACTTCTTTGGCATCAAGGACTATAATCTACAATCACTTCGTTTAATTGACCGAATCAACCTCCACACTAAATGTGGCGCTTCGCTTGGTATCAAGTTTGATGCACAAGAATTTGAATTATTGACCGAATCTGAAAATGCTGAAACATTTGACGAAACTGTTGAAGTTGCTAAGAAAATTCAAGACTTTATGAAAGAGAAGGCTGAAAAGCGTAAAGAGCAAGCTAAAAATAACAAAGTTGAAGATGATGAAGATGGTGAGTTTGGTGAGGAAGAAGATGAAGGCCAAGATGACCAAGACCAAGACCAAAACCAAGATAATGGTTTCGATAAGGAAGATGCTGATAGTTCTGACTTTGATGAAGATAGCTCTGGTAATTCGGATGAAGGTCAAAACCGTGATGATGATATTGAATCCATCACAGACAATAACTTCCGTGAAAAAGAAAAGGACTTATACGAACATTCAAATGATGATTATGTGTATGCTGATATCCCACAAATCAATTCTGATGAAATTACATTAACATTCAAGGAACTATGCAAAGAACTCCGTGATAAGAATTCGACTGCTAATGTTAAAATTCCCACTGATTTGTTTAATCAATTTCGTAAGGATTCCAGTAAAATTGTGGCCTATCTTGCTAAAGAGTTTGAACTTCGCAAGAATGCTGACCAACTTAAACGAGCATCAATTGCCAAGACTGGTGATTTGAACATGAGCCGCATTTACGCTTACCAATTCACGGATGATATCTTTAAGAAGATTTCTATTGTACCAAATGGTAAGTCACACGGATTAGTCCTTTATTTGGATTGGTCAGGTTCAATGCGCAAACATATGAATGACACCATCAAACAATTAATGACATTGGTAATGTTTTGTAAGATGGTTCAGATTCCTTATGAAGTATTTGCTTTCACATCTCAATACACAAAGATGAATAAAGTATTTAAAGTTAAACCAGGCCAAGTGGTGCCTCATGAGTTTTCATTGATGAACCTATTCTCATCCAAGATGAGTTCAGCAGATTTTACCTTAGTTGCTAATGCTCTACTTGGTGGCATCTGGAACGGTTACCTTATGGATACTAAAAAATATGAAGGGTTATATACAGATTACTCCAATTTTTCTTTGGGTAACACACCATTGAATGAGACAATCATTTCGGCTATGGACTTTGTTCCTAAGTTCCAAAGTAAGAATAAGTTACAAGTGGTGAACACTGTATTCTTGACTGATGGAGAAGGACATCCTTTGTCACTTGGCTATGATGATCCTTTACGAGCAAACAGTCGGCATTTTAATATGATTATCCGTGACCCTAAGACGCATGTATCAATGAAGGCTGAATACCATCATCAAAATACATCAAAGGCTTTCCTGCATATATTGAAACAACGAACCAACTGTAACATCATTGGATTCCGTATTATGAGTAACCGTGATTTCCGTGAATATACCTATCGTCACCTCCAAGGTTCTGATATGGAATTGATACTTGATGATTTCAGAAAAACCAAATCATTTGTGGCTAAGTCTGTTGGATTTGACGATTACTATATGCTTAAGGCTGAAGGACTGTCAACCGATGAAGAGGAACTAGAAGTGAAGTCTACCACAACTCGTGGTTTGGTATCCGCTTTCAAGAAATATACCAAAGGGAACATTCAGAACAAAGTTATCCTCAACCGTTTCATTGGTTTGATTTCATAACCTATTCAACAGATTTTTCCATTGCAGGGATTTTTTATTTATGGACGCACGCTATCTAATTTGGTTACTAACAAATTGCAAAGTAAACCTCAATCAGGAGGCCAATGCCTCTCTGGTTGCTGAGATTGTTAAAGCAATCAAAATATTAAGAGAATCAGTAGGAGGAGAAACAATCGAACATGGACCACAACCAGTACCAGAAACCAAGACCGATGAACCCCAAAACGCATGAGGCCTTGGTTATCCTGCAAGAAGAGTGTGCTGAAGTTATCCAAGCCGTAAGTAAATGCTTTCGCTTTGGGTTAGATAGTACGCACAAGGATGGTGCCACACAACGAATCAACCTAGAGAATGAGATAGGTGATATGCTAGCACTCCTTGATATACTAACAGAGCAAGGTGTAATAGATTCTCAAAATATCTCTATGGCTAATGTAAGGAAGAAAGATAAACTTAAAGTATGGAGTAAATTGTATGAGTAATCCTAGAGACCTTCATGTATCACAGAGAATGGCAGAATTAATGCGACCTATTGATAAACAAGTAATGATGTGTGATGACGAAGCAGACCTGATGATGTTGGCCTGTGCCATGTTATCAACCGTTAAGACTATTATGGATAATCAGTTAGGTGTAGAGGGAAGAAAGAAGATGCTCTCGGAGTATAATGATATGTCTCCTATTAAACGAGATGGGTTACACTAATGGATAAAAATCAAAATACTGAATTGCATAAAGAATATCAAAAGATATGTAAGAAGGATCCCGATTACAAATATCGTGTTTCTTTTAAAGAATACCGAGCATTAAATGATCCTAATAGGGTATCCCGTATAGAAGAAACACAGAGCACCGAAAAAACATGGAATAAAGCAAGGTCAGCACCTTCAATATGGGAGAAACTCGATAAGGATCCCGTGTATGCTAAACATCTGAGAGATAGAGTGTACCATGAAGATAGTAAAGGAAACATAGAGTATGGTGATATGACCTTGAGTAATCGGTTGAGTACCAAAGGTGCTCGAGGTCCTAAGTGATTTGGCCTCCAAGAAAAATTTCTAGGTGAGACCTAGACTTGGATAGTCTTTTGGTGGGTTAGATTTTCAGTTACGCCCGTCATCGTTCGGGCACTTCACGCTTTCCACAACTATACACGGGGGGTGCTTGACACCCTCTAACCACTATGTTATACTGATGGTTATCTTTTCTCTTAATAGTTGCTCATGACCTCTGATCCGATCCGCTACCAACTCGCTATCACCTGCCAAGTCCTGAAGCATCTGGATCATATAACCAAGCATATAATCTACATTAGGTTTGCCCGACCTATCTGCCGACCTATCTGCCAATGCCTTTTGGAATGCCTGTACCAATTCCTGCCTTTGTTTCAGTTCCATCGCAATCGTCCCTATTGCCATTTGAATACCTTTGCTAATATCTCACCAACTAATAGGACTGCCAATAAGGCAATCCCGCCTATTGTCACTAGGATTAGGTTGTCAA